GTGAAACGATGGGGTGAATATGGTATGAGATGAAAGGTCATTTAACCATATGCAAGAAGGTGATATCACTCGCAAGAATAAACTTGTCTGTGGTTTCAAGCAAAGGTGGTCCAAAATCCAACACGTCAATCGATGATGGGATGAATTGCCAAGCATCAAAAGCATCCTCCAAACGTATTTGTACTTCGGGTGCGATACCACACCTCATGGTAACAACGGACCGGGCGTAGGGTGAAATTACTCCAAAGTTCGGGTCAACATTTGGTGCGTCTCGAAGACAATAACGATCTAACATAGCTACTTTAGTAGCTCGTTTGATGGCGCTGCGTGTTAGAGTGGGGCGGATGAGTCGAATTAAATTTCGGCATAACGGCCCAAGAATTGGGGTACGTCCGTCTGTATGTGCATAACTCATAGCCTTGGCAAGCAAGAGTGTTGGTAAAGCACCCGGACGTAATGTGACATTGAATTTTGATAAGGTGCGTGGAAGATCAGCCATATCAGATAAGCCGCAATCGTCCTCAAACCACCATCTACCGCAAAATGAAACATCACCAATGAAGTCAAATGATAACATTTTAACATCAAAACCTAATGAATCAATAATGCTAAGCAATTTGGTGGCGTGAGGAAGAACCTCACGCGTACATACGATGACACCATCATCTCCCTCATGAACAGAAGCCCATGATGTTTTGGGCAATTTTCTCAAGACGAGCCAAGTATTAAACCGATTTATGATGCCATTGCCAATACTGGTCATGGCATCACCAGAACAACGAGAACCAACTACCATATAAGGAAGTCTGAACTCATTGTTAGCAGATGTAACTTGGGTCATTTTGATAGCCTGGTGAAAGAGTGGGTGACTGTCGGGTGGGAATGCTCTTTCGAACACTCTAGCTTCCAACATCGAGAGTATCTCGTATGATATGGTCTTATCAAACCGACTATAATCAGTTTCAATGAAACAAGGGTAATTTAAAACCCAATTCAATTTTTGGACACGGGCACGAGTATCAAGGCCCTTGACCAACCACTTTTTGCAGTGGAGAGCATGTTCGATGGCAGAAATATAAGGTCCAATAATGCTTAGAAACTCATCCAAACGTGGGGATATGTTTCTCGGATCAGTGAGCGTTGTCGAACATTCATACTTTAGAAAATTTCTAACTTTTGCAAGTTGAGTATTAAGTCCAAAA